ACATTCGATTGCAGAGTATTTCAAGTCTCCAAAGACAGTTTCTCCACCGTCTGTAACAGTATTCAAATACCAAAACATTGCAAGAAATCTTTTAGCACTAGAATAATCTCCAACATCAACGTGACGATCAAATCTATCATCAGTACCTTTACGATACTTCTTCATTCTAAATTCTTCTAAAGAACTTTGTAGAGGAAAGAAGTCTGTGCAATCACACTCATCCATATACTTCTTACCATAGAAATGAGCAGATTCTATGAGAGCATTTTGTATCTGATCCCAATCATTATGTCCTTTCTCTAAGTGAGAAGTTATATTGTATTGTTGAAATTGTGGACGACCTTGCCTGTCCCACTCTTCTAATTCTTTTTCTTTTTCAAATAAATCAATAGCAACTTTGCAAACGCTTTTGGGTATAGCATTGTCAAAAACTCTGATATAATTATGATCCATAACTAAATTCTTTTTTAGCAGCGTCATCAAGTGCTTTCATAATTTCTGGTGTGAAATACTTTTCTGGTTCTTTTAACATTGCTTTAGGATAAACTGAACTTTCACCGACCTTGATACGATTACCAGTTTTCTCGAACACACCGTGTTCTAAACCTAGTTCAATCATACCATAATACTTATCAAGTCCTCTTTCATCATAAAACAATCTAGTAGAAATTTTTTTGTTCTCTCTTGTAAATCTAGATTTCTTAGTTTCACATCTAATTAAGTTACCTACAACATCTGTACCATCTTTTTCTTTTGCTTTAGATAGATACACGATAGTAGATGCAGCATATTTAAGACCACTACCTCCACCCATTTCTTTAGTAGGCATATAGGCACCAACTACATCATAGGTATGGTTGGTTACTATCAATGGTACATCTGCCTTACCTAATTTCAATGTCAAGACTCTGAAAATTGCTTTCACAACTTGTGCTCTTGTCATATCTCTAGTCTCTTTCCCTGCTTCAGAGTCTTCAATCTCTTTAGTGGTAGAAAGCATACCAAGACTATCAAGAACAAACATCATAGGTTTGCGATCTTTCTGATCTAGTTTTAGATAGTTGTCAAGAACTACGAGTGATTGTTGTCTGAACTGTTGTACTGTAGCAACAGGTATAATCATTACTCGTTTTGTATCAATACCTCTTTCAGCAAACATCTGTTTAGATACTGCTGACTCTGATTCAAAGTAAAATACTCCTGCGTCTTTATTTGTTTCTAAAAAATTCTTAATAATACTTAAGGTAAAGAATGTTTTACCTGTACTAGATTCTCCTGCTAATGCTGTAATTTTATTTGATGGTAGACCTCCATTGATACTACCACTTAATAAAGCATTGAATATGTAACTACCTGTATCAATAAAAGAAGATACATCACCCGCAGAGATTCCATCGTCTGCTAGTGAGGCATACTCATTATCTATTGTCTTGATTACGTCTGTAAAAAATGATGATGTCATACAAAAAATTCTTCTAAGGATGCGACTTTTTCTGCTCGCCATTGAATAGTATCTAGGATGACTTGCAGTGGGTCAAGGAAACTCTTTTGGAATTGTAGGTCATAATCTATAGAATTGTCAAGTCCGAACTCTTTAGGTAATGTTTGGAAAAATGACACTACATTCTCACCAATTCTGTTAGGAGTACGTAAGTATAAAAACTTAACCTTCTCTCCGTCCTTTATTATAGGATACTTGTGGTGGAGTTTCTTATGATTGATGTGGAAATTATATAGGAGAGCACCACGTACGTGTATTGGAGTACCCTTTACAAATACTGTAGCAGTTCCTTTGAACTTTGCAATATTATTACAACCACGAGGAAATGCAATGTCTTCGGGTGGTAACATTTCAAATTCTTTTCTGAACCTAGCAATGTAATCTTGTAAATCAGACTCATTACCGTTCATAGTTACCTGTAATGCTTCTTTAATAGCAACACGACAGGCAGCAGGGGTCGATGATTTAACTGCTTCGATACCCATCATTTTTAGTTTAGGTTCATCGTACTGAACACCCTCACTATTCCACACGTTGAGGATGTATCTCTTCTTAGCAGTCCAGATGCCTTTGTTAGCGATGTTTTCTCGCTTCATAAACATCTTTTGTTCGTATGCGTTTACAAAGGTTGCCAGTTCTTCATAAGAATTCGTAATATGCTTTTCAAATTCCACATCACACACCTTTTCAAGGAACCTGAGAACGCTTTTATCGCTTTTCTCTCTGCCCTTGAATATAGCTTCAACCAGAGGACCCAAATTAAGATAAATGGAATCGGTATCAGAAGCAATAACATAATCAATCTCCTTAGTTTTTAAAATTTTGTTGATGAAAGAGTTCATTTTGTTTTCTATCCAACGGATAGATAACTGTCCTGACAATGTGATTGCTTCAGCATTAGCAAGACTATAGTATCGGAAGTATTGGTTTCCGACAGCACCATAGGCACTGTTCAGTTGAATCTTACGTGCCATCTGGTTATTGTTAAAGGCAGATATGTCATCTAGTAGTGCCTTATCTTTAGTCTTTTCATATTTTTTCTTAGCAGCAATCATCTTTTTCTTATAGATGACACGTTCATCATAGATCTTCTTCATCATCTCTGGTAAGAAACCGTGCTTATCTTTTCTATACTGAGCACCATTAGCACATACACAATACTTACCAACTTTTATATCTTTATCTAACATCTTATCTACAGTTGCATCAGGATGTCTTTCATCTACAAGTGTTTCTGGAGAAATATTATATTGCATAATGAGATGTGGATACAGACTATTCAAATCAAATGATGCAACCCAATCGTACATACCAGGTTTAGGGTCTTTTACATATGCTCCTGCATATTTGTCATTCTTACTCTCTTCTCTTTTAGGTGGTACACATATCTTTTTCTTCTTTAGGTAATTGTAGATGAGTGTATCCCACATACGAACCTGAGAATATACATCTGTAAAATTAACCTTGGCATCATAAGACATAGTAACTGCTAGTTCGAGAAGTTTCATTTTCTCCTCTAGTCTGTTGACAAGTTCAACGTCAATGATGTTGTATTTTATAAACTTATCCCAATCTTTAGTATAGAAATCTTTGAAGTTTTCATACTCAGTGTGATCTAACTTACCTTGTCCAAGTTCTACATTGGCAATATGTTCTAGTCTGTATGACTCTTGGTTTGTGTATGTAAATTTACGATAAAGATCAAGGTAATCAAGAATACTAATACCAACTAATTCATATGCAAGATTCCTACGACCTTGAATATAAATCTCACGCATATTTACTTTGTTCCAAGGTGACAAAGACATCATAAATTTCTCACCAAGTATCCTATCTAATCTCCTGCAAAGATATGGAATATCATATAAGTTACAGTTCCAACCAGTGATAATGTCAGGTGTATATTGTACCCACCAGTGAATAAAGTCATCTAACATCTTCTGCTCTGTATCAAAGTAGCGATAGTTAGTGCCATTACCATTATACTCACGAGTTCCCCAAGTAATAAAATTACCAGAGGCATAGTCTTTGATAGTAATACAGAGCATCTTTTCTGCTGCTGCTTCTACATCAGGGAAACCATTCTCACATTCAACCTCAATATCAATAGTATAGATCTTCATATCTTTTAAACTAAAAGAGATGTTAGTTGGAAATCTCTCACTGATCCACTGATATACGAAGCGTTCATATCCGTGAACCTCAAACTTATCTACACCTTCATACTTTCTTAAAAATTCTCTTGCTGCTTTAGCACCATCGTGCTTGACCTCTGCCATTGGTTTACCATCGAGAGATCTCCAATCACCTTGTGGTGATGGTACAAACAGACTTGGTTTGATTATGTCCTTGTATGTTACTGGTTCTCCACCCTCATATCCTCGACAAAGGATGGAATCACCTAGCAACGTCACGTTAGTATAGATTGAACTCAAAGTGCCTTCTTGTAGTTTTTAATAGTATCTTCTGATGGATCTACTATAGTCAATATAACATCAGAAGTCAAGAACAAATCTCTTTGATCTGAATAAAGAGGATACTTTTCAAAGGTTTCTCCTGTAATCTTATAGCAGTTAGTAATTAAGTAAGATGGTTCTTCATCTAACTCAGTTACTTCCCCCATCAGATACATCTGATTTCTCAGAATTATTAGTTTTAACGGATTCATTGTGATGATTCTCCACGAGTGTATTCCACTTACCCTCAACTTCTGGGTGTGGATTATAAATTGTTGCTACGTTATTAAGAACTACTAAGGTTCTATTGTTTAACGAAAGAGGTATCCAAGGAAATAATTCTAGTTGTAGATCATTTATTTTCTGTGGATCTGATGACGTTGAGTCTGCGAACATTGTTTCTGCTGTACAATCTATCGTAATTTGATAAGGATTTGTCAACATATAACCTATAGGTGAGTAATGTTCTTTGTCAGGATATGCTTCCTGTACTTCAGCGATTACGTCCTCTCCGTTGAGCATTCTTACGATTTTTACGGTCATAATTTTTTTCAAATAATTCGTTGTAAACTCCACGAACAATATCGGTCATTGCTTTACGTGCAGTAATGTTCTTTTCATCTGACAATATCCGAGCATAAGTCAGAATATCGTCAACCGCTTCAGTGGGAACATCAAGAGTAACACTCTCATATTCTCGACACTCTCTCGGTGTACAGTTTAAATAATGATTCATAGAAATAAAAAAGAGACCCTCTGGTCTCTTCTGTTTTAATAAGATGGTTCAAGATCGTGTGGATCAGGTTTATCTACTACCACTGAGTACGTTATATCATCCCAGTAGGAACGATATATGCGACCCCATATTACTTCAAATTCTTCATCGTCAAGGTTTTTAAATAGACAACGATCTTTTAAGTAAATGTGATACGTTTTCATAGAAGTTACTCTCCTAAAGTATGTATAACAGGTTTCTCATACTTAAGAATTTTATACAAATCTGGATCTTCTGCTGTTGACACAGGAATAAATTCTTGTTCAGCATTGAATCCATCAAAACGTTCTGCCTGATTAATTACTATTGAACCTGACTCACCTGATACTGATCTATGGAATGTTTCTCTAGGTATTACTAGAGCACCACTATAGATGTTTAAATGCACAATATGATATGGGCATTTCCAGTTATAGTTTATAAGTTCAAAAGTTCTTTCACCTGATAATACACGGTTATGATCCTGTTGATAGCGATGTATGTAGAATTGTTTTGCACCTACCATATCATCTGGAGGTGATACAGCAGCATTAGTATGTACTACTAAGTCTTGTGCGTTAGATTCTTCAACAGATATATCATAGAAAATGACATCAGGTGTTTCTCTGAACACCCGATGCCTTCTAAAATTCACATCACTCATACTATTGGTGGATCGATCATTAACGTTAATTGATCGATGGTAATATTATACACACCCTAGGAATCTTTGTCAACACCTAGGTAATCTTTTCTCTGATGGTACTCTGGTACTATCTTTTTGAGATCAACTGTTAGTAGTCCATCCTCAAACTCTACACTCTTGACCTCAGAATCGTCAGTAAGTTTCCATACCCTTTCAAAAGATCTTCCTGCAAGACCTCTATGGAAATACTCTACGTCTTCTTTGTCAGTTTTGGTTCCTTCTACGTGTAGTTGACCATACTCTGTATAGACTTTCACTTCATCTTTCTTGAATCCTGCAAGAGCAATCTCTAGTCTGGACTCGTGATTGTTAAGATTGATGATGTTGTATGGTGGATAGGTCTGATTTGGTACATCCCAAACAGAATTAAAAAAGTTATCGAATCCAATGCTGTTCTTTGTGATCTTGTCAAATAGATCAGGTAAGTCAGCAGCTTGGTACCTTTGAATAGTCATAGTTCTCCTTAATAAGCGAGTTGTTAGTGTGAGCCCTTTCGGCACTCACCTATATTTAGTACAAAGGTATCAATATAGCAAGTACGGTTATCCGTGAACATAGGGTTAGGTATATATAACATAGGATCATTATCTCAAGAAAATGAAAAAAGCATTCATCGCTTTTGGTATTTTGGGAATGTTGAGTCCATTGGCAGCACGTGCCGATTTGACTCATAAATTGACAAGTTCAGTCCAACTACAAGTTGACGCAGGCTATACTTCAGTATCGAGAGCAGCAAACTCATATAGTACCAGTGGATCTGGTGTGAGCACAACTATTACACCGACAGGTGGTAGTGCTGCTAGTAATCTAGGTGGTATTTCAGCAGTCAGCACAGCAGGGGTTGCTACTTTTGCATTGCCTGATGTAGCACAAACTACCCAAGGTAACGCATACAGCTTCACACAGAACATAACAACTGGTGACGCTATTGTAACTACTGCTGCTGATGTAGGTGACGTAAACGGTTACAGTAACACCGTTTCTACAGCACCTGGTACTGCTGGCAGTCTTGCTGGTACAATCAGCACTGCTGGAGCAATGGCACTAACAGCTGGTGGAAGTGGAACCACAGCAACTGGACAGTTTGTCACCGAAGTTACCATACGTTAAACCCCTATATATAATATGAAACGAATAGGACTCCTACTATTATGTTTCTTTGGTGTACCACTAAGAACCCTTGCGGTGCCTGTGGTCCCGAATTTCCAGCAAGGCTCTATGACTTCTCACACAGAAACTGAGTCTACAGTGACGGAGACCATAAACAGTATAGATTATCGTACAGGATGGGAATACGCAGTGACAGGGACAGGGGTTTCCAACAACAACCAACCTCTGAACCCTCCAGTGAATACATCAACAGTGACAGTAACACCGTCAACGTTAAGCACTTCGACAAACGGAGTCAGCGTAACAGGGTCGGTAACTTCTTCGTTCGACAACTTAGACTTCTCTTCACAGAACAACTTCACTATGACAAACCAAGGGGAACCGTTCCAATTCACTCAAAGTTATCAAGGACCTGGGATGACCAACCAGACAATAATACAAAGGGTCACAACTATAAGAAGCGTCACAGATACAACAAGTACATTTACCCAGTAATAGCAACGGTTCTCAGCGTTAATTCTTTACCTTTACAGGCAGAGAATGTTGGGGGTGTGTCTGCTACTGCAAACCCGATTGCGAATAGTTCGGGCTCAGTCACCAACCAAGCTATACAGGTCCTACAAGGTCCTTATATTACAAACACATATGGTAATGGTGTGCAATGTCAAGGTAGTACATTGAACATAACACCATACATCCAGTTTGCAGACTCAAGGAAAGATCCTTGGATCGATTTTTATAATGAACCACAATATGATATGACCGACTTCACTGGTCGTGTTACACAACAAACTATTACAGTAAAGAACTATCCTTGGGAGTCTTGGTATGACACAAGGACAAAGGCAGATGGAACTAGATGGTTTCCTGATGGTGAAGATATGGAGATAACTGTAGATGTAAATGGTCCCGATGGAAAACCAGATAATCCAGGTAATGTTCTATGGAATAAACCTGTA